TGTTTCTCCAGCTCCTGAAACTCTCTCTTGGCCTGAATCGCCCTGTCATTGATCTCCAGCTGCTCGAAGGCGTACTCCAGCCGGCGGCGATCAAGATCAGTCGCCGCACCCAGTAGCTCGCTTTCCTGGTTGAGCTTGACGACAGCCTGGGTCCTGGCCTCGATGAACTTTTCAAGCTCGGTGGTGGTGGCTTGTTGGCGTTCGCGGAGTTGTTCGGCGGCTTGGGCTTGATCCTGAAATCCCTGAGCGGTCAGGCCTTCAATATCGCTTTGCCCACCAGTCAACGCCCGGTAGCGATCAAGCACTCTGCCGGGATACTGCCGAGACTCTTGGCTGTTGCCGCCTGGGGTGCGCTGCTGTGCTCCAGGGCCCTGGTTATAGGCGCGCAATCCGCCCTCCAGCCCGAACCGGTCCAGTTGCTGGCGGAGATACTTGGCGCCACCCATCAGGTTCTGCATGGCGTTGTAAGGATCTACTCCCAGCTCACGGGCGGTGCCTGGCATGAGCTGGCTCAGGCCGATCGCGCCAGAGCGGCTGATCGCCGTTTGCCGGTTGCCAGACTCCTGTTCAACCAGTGCGGCATACAGTGCGGCGTCCACATTGTTCGCGCGGGCGGCGGCGATGATCTCCCGACCGAAAGGCCGGGCCGCGATGATCTCCTCAATGGATCGCGTCTTGGCCGCACCACCACCCCCGCCGCCAGGGCTGCCGCCGCCTGTGCTGGCAACAGGAACAACCGGCAGCGAGACTGCGCCAGGCGGGGCTGAGGCAGTCGGCACGCTACCCGCCACAGGCCGGCCTGTCGCCGTGTCGTAGGTGATCCCGCCCACGGTATAAGTGTTCGGCACGCCAGCTGCCTGCAGCCGCTGCTGGCCGGATGGCATCCTGCGCGTCACCGCAGCACTCGGCACATAGGTCAACCCTCGCCGCTCCGCCATGGCCCTGGCGGCGGCTTCCGCATCCTTGACACCCACCAGGCCGGTGATCAGCTCATCAAGGCCCTCGACGGCAAACTTCACGCCGACCGTGATCAGGCCGATCTTGCCCAGCGTGCCCAGCACGGTCAGCAGCCGGCCGGCGCTGGCAGATGCAGCGGTTGACGCGGTTCCGGCGGCGGCGGCTGCGCCGGTGTATTGAGTGAGCGCGGCCGTGGCCAACCTGATCCCGCCAACGGCGCTCATTGCCGTGGTCAGGCTCAGGACGGACACGCCTGCCGCCGCAGCTGCCACGCCTACATTGCGCACCGGCTCAGGGAGCCTGTTGATCTCCTGCAGCATCCCGGTTGCGGCCTTGGTCAGCGCCAGTGCCGTGGGCAGCAGCGCTTCGCCGATCTCGATCTGCAGCTCCTGCCCCGCAATCTGCAGGTTGCGGAACTGTTGCGCCGGGCCCTTCATCGCCTCGGCCAGCTTCGGGGCGCCGTCGCGCTCAATTCGCCCCAGAGCTGTGAGCACGATGTCGCCGGTGATTTTGCCTTCCTTCGCCAGCTCGCGGATCTGGCCGATCGGCACACCCATCACCTGGGCGATGCTCTGCACCACTGCCGGGGTCTGCTCAAACACGCTGTTGAGTTCTTCGCCGCGTAGCACGCCAGTGCCCAGCGCCTGGCTCAGCTGCAAGAACGCCGCGCTGGCCTCGGCTGACGTGGTGCCGCTCAGCTTGGCCGCTGTGTTGAAGCCGTTGTAGACGGTGCTGATCTCCTCCAGCGTCAGCCCGATTGGCCGCAGCCTGGCGTAGATCTGCGCAAACTCCTGGTTGGCCTGTGTCTGCGCAGCGCCAAACTTCTCAGCGGCTGCAGTGGCGGCGGCCTGCACCCGGCTGTAATCGTCGAGGCCCTGCGATAGCGACCTCAGCCGCCGCTCTGATTCTTCGCTCGCCACCACGGCGCCCAGCGACCCGCCGATGGCCCTGCCAGCGCCGATCGCGGCCAGGCTGCTGGCGAGGCCCGCTGCCAGCCTGCGGCCCAGCGAATCACCGGCAGCGGTGGCCGTGGTGTCGAGGCCCCGCAGCTTCCCTTCGAGCTTCTGGATCTCCGCCCCGTACCGCTGAAACTCCCGGCTGCCGATCTTGACCTGCTCTTGAAGGCCGCGGTACGCGCCGATGCTGCTGCGGATCCCGGCAATCGTGCTGTCATTGGCGCGTCCGTAGTTTCGGGTCGCAACCTCCAGCCGCACCAGGTCTATGCGGGTGAGCTGGGTCCCTTTGGCAAGGCCCTGAATCTCCCGCTTCACCCGATCGATATTCCCGCCGCCCTTCACCTCGGCCGACAGCCGGATGGCGGTATCCAGGCTCATCCGGGCCATGTGTTATCCGATCGCCAGTCCTAGGGTCAGGCTATGGAGGGCGGGCAGAAAAATGCCCCGGCGGTGGCCGGGGCGGGTGGGGTCAGCGCAAAGAAAGCGCACCACCTCTTGAGACTGTTACAAATGCACGGTTTCTAGGGTTTCCAACCCATCGAAGTTTGCTTAATTCCATGGAAGGGATAACAGCAAACCGGCCAAAGCTAAATCCTCCCCAATAGGTACTGCGCCCAGACTGACGAATTGCCCTTTGTATAGCAAATCGACCGCACGGGCTGTTAAAATCTGCAGCAGCTAGGTCTATGGACTGAACGCTATTGAACCATTGAAAGCCGAATAAATTGCCGCCGTCACTGGTGAGCTGAATCATGGCTGATCTCCTTGGCTTAGGGATGGGATGCGGGGCGGGCAGAGGGTCCGGTGGTGGCCGGGGCGAGTGGGGTTAGGAGTGCTTGCCTTGCTCCAGCACTTCAATCCGGGCGCGAAGATCACCTATCTCATTGCACAGCCGCTCAATGATTAAAGTTTGGCCCTGAAAAAGCCGATCGCAAGCGGCGCGTCCTTCCGTCGTGAAAAAAGTGCTTTGTATTTTAGTATCACGATCCGAAACGCTGGAATCGGGCGATCCTTGCAATAATTTACTAATGAATGAGACCATTAATTTTTCGGGTGTGGGGCAGTGGTGTCCCGTGCGCGCACCTGCCCCACACCCTACCGCACCGGAACCCATTTCGCACCCATCACCCCCGCGCCGCCCCCAGATACTCCCGCTCGATCAACCGCAGATCCTCCAGCAACCACACCCGGTCACGGCGCTTCACTCCCTCATCCTTGGCGCATTGGATGAACACCCCGTAATCGAGGCCCACGGGGCCAGCCATCCCCGGCCGCCACTGGGTCTGCATCTTCAGGAACCACGCCAGCGCTTCGCAGTTCTCCGGCAGGATCCCGAACGTCTCGGGCCGCTGCTCTGCCTCGGGCACCGCCAGGCCGAACACGGCAGCAGCGTCGGCCGCATCCTGGCCGTCGTCAGCGGGGGCCTTCGCGGCAGCGGCTAGGAACCGCGCCGCGTCGATCAGTTTTTTGCGCGGTAGCCTCCAGTCTTCGCTGCTGACTTTTCAGCGGGCTCGCCCAGGCTCTCAAACCAGCTCTTCAGGATCGCCAGGCAAGCGCCCTGCACGCTGTACAGCTTGCGCTTGTTGGCCTCGGTGAACTCCAGCAGCTCGCCGGCAGCATCTGCTACCTTGCCCCAGCCGCAGAGCACCTCATCGCACAGCTCCTCATACCCCTGGTCAGCAGCGACCTTGGAGTCTTCGTCGTAGCCATTGGAGACAGACAGCAGCTTCTGCTGGTTGGCCAGGGTCTCGATGTACTGCTGCCTCAGCTCGAAGCACTGCTGCTCCGGCAGCCGCAGGAACTCAGCATCAAACGTAAACGCCTTCTTTCGGCCGTTGTCGGGCAGCTCAATGCTGACCGGCCACATGTACGAGTCGGACTGGTCGAGAATGAACATGGCGAATCAGAAGAAAACGAGGCGGGTTTCGTCGTTGCCGGCTGCGGACTTAGGCAGCGCGGTAAATGGGATCTGCAGCATGCTGATTCCGTCAGAATCAGGGAAGGAGAGGTCGCCGCTGATCGCGGCGCGGGGGCAGAAGAAGATGGAGCTCTCGGTAGCCGTCGTGCCCTGCTGCACAACGAACGGGCCATCGCTGGCGCCGCTGTTGTCAGCTGCAGCGGTGAAGAAGTTCTTCGTCGCCACAGGCGGGTTTTCAATCGTGATTGTGCCGTTCGGGTTGGGGCGGTCGGTGATGCGGGCGTGAGGTTCGCAGCCGATCAGCGAGCGGAACACGGCCGACATGCCCCAGTCGAAGGTGAAGCCTTCGGAGCAGGGATTGAAGCCCTGGAACCGCAACGCTTTGGTGTGGGTCGGGGTGACGGGTACCGGCTCGGCTTGGTTGCTGTAGACGAATCCTTCAGCGCTCCTAGCGGTGGGGGTGGTGTAGCGGCCGAGGCCGGTGATCGTGAACGTGCCGTAGCCGTTCAGCGCGCTGTTGAGGGCCGGGCTGCCACGAAATCCTTCGATCCGGTGAACGTTGGTGCCGTCCTTCACCGCCACGATGGTGCAGCTGCTGCCGTTGCCGAACGTGCTGATCGGCTGCAGCAGGGACAGCGCGGGGATCTTGTAGCCCACTGCGCCGCCGGTGAACGATGCGGTGGAGGGGACCACCGTCACCTGCCTGGTGGCCCCGTCGTGCGCCACGATCACGCCTTTGTGGCCCGTGTTGGCGCCGCTGGTGATCTCGATTGGCAGCCCCAGGTAGGCGTCGCTTGCGGGGTTGCTGCCGCCCAGGTCCGCCAGGGTGAGGGTGTTGGCGCCGCCTGCGGTGGCAGTGCCGGTCAGTTCGGCGAATGCCGATACGTTCATGCCGGCTGCCTGCAGCAGTGGCGTAAACCGAGGGGCGGTGGCGGCGACGCCGGAGCCGCCCCACTCAAATGTCACCGTGACGGCGACGTGCTCGTTGGTGAGCGGCTGGCGATCGGCGCCGAGGAAGCCCTTGATCAGGGCCCGCTCTACGCGAGTACCGGTGATCGGGTTGATCTCCAGCGACACGATCTTCACCGCGTCGGTGTTGGCGATCGAGCTGGCCAGGGTGCCGTAACTGGTTTCGGCCTTCACCAGCGCGAAGCTGTTGCGAATCAGGAGTGCGGTCATCAGTCCTTGGCCTTCGGCGCGGGTTGGGCGGGCTTGGCGGGCTCAGGCTTGGGCGCCTCAGCAGGGGGCACCATCTGGCCACTGGGGAGCATCACGTACTCGCCAGACAGGCCGTGGTGCTCATAGTGTTGGTCGGCCGCCATGGTTGGGGGTGAGCTTCCGTACCCTCAGGCTATGGAGCCGCGTTGATCGCGTCGTCGCGGGTGCGATAGCGGATCAGGAAACGGTG